ATGAGATCATCAAGTCGGCGAAAGACCCCAACAGCGCCAACAACACCTACAACTCGCAAGGCAATGGCCGGTGGACTGGGACTGACTGGGAGTATCTGACGGACACGAATAACTGGTTCATGCTGGCCTCGAAAAGCGCGAAAGAGTGGGTAGTCTGGTTTGACCGGACTCCGCTCGAATTTGCCAAGGCGGAAGAATTCGATACGTTCGTGGCGAAGTGGCGCGCGTACTGTCGGTATTCGAGCATGTGGCTGAATTGGCGCTGGATCGCGGGCGCAGAAGTCAGTTAGCCTGTGCCATCGTTAGGAGAATGATGAAAAGCATGAGACCTGGCGGTGGTGGACGGTTTGCGAAAATGGTCGCGGCAGGCGTGCCCCCTGGGGCCGCTGCCGCTGCCGGTCGCAAGAAGTACGGGGCGAAGAAAATGGCGCAGTGGTCGGCACAAGGACGGAAGCGTAGCCGATGGGATGGGAAACACGTATGAAGAACATGAAGGCCGACAACGACACATACGAAGCGGAACCGGCGGAGTCATCTGCCGTTGAAGTAGAAGAAGCAAAAGACAAAGGCGGATCAGGCGCCTGGCCCACACGATGGGCCGGGAGCACGATTAACCAAACATATACCAGCAAATAACCGTGGGGTCAGGGGCGCGTGACCGGCCATGTAAGCAGAAGCGTGCCAAAAGGATGCTATGTTAATTACAAAGTATGGAAGTTTCTGGGGGATGATCCCTCAAACCAGCGGGCGGTATTTCTGGGTCGCACCCTCTGCGAACTACACGCTTGAAGGGCAGACACTCTCCGCCACGGATCAAAACGATGGACTATCGCCTGAGCGGGCACTCCTGACTGTGAACCAGGCTATCACGAACGCCACGGCAAGCGTCGGCGACGTGATTGTTCTCTTGCCCGGTGCGCATTCCGTGACCACGCCCATCGTCGTGAATAAAGCCGGATTGACGATTACAGGTATTTCCGGTGGATGGCGTTCGTTGGCCATTCGGCATGCCGCTGGCAGCAAGCGGCTGCGGACACAGTTGACGAGTACGCAAACCGCAGGCATTTGTCTCACAGTGTCGGCTCCTGATGCGGAAATTGCTTTTATTCATTTCTCGCCTCCGGCAGCCGGTGGGCGCGGGATTTCTTTGACTCCGACCTTGGCGACTGCGAATCGCGTGTACGTCCACGATTGCACGTTTGCGCTGCAAGCCACGGCGTCAGTGACCACGTATGGCATTCACGTTCCAGCGAACGTCACGGCTGACGTGCTTGACGAGTCGTTGATTTCAGGTTGTTACTTCGTATCGGGAACGGATACCTCGACCGGAGCGAACGGCGGCGGGGTGTTGATTGCAGGGACCGCGCATGGCTTTACCATTGAAAACAGCACGTTTGAGTTAAAGGGAACGGCGGCATGGGCGGCAGCCATCGACTTGGTGCCCATCAGCGTCGGGGCGCACTTGGGCATCGTGATTCGAGATAACGATTTCATTAATCCCACATCGTCAACCACGACGATTACGACTGCGGTACGGTCTGTGACAGCCACGACCGTTGCGTCCGTGCATATGCTTCGCAACTACGTCTCGGCTGGAACAGACGGCGCAACAGCGGTCGCCAATAACGTCATTGCCTTTGCTGAAAACTACTTGGCAGGCGTGGCCTCACCGTTTGGCGCCTTGTTCGGGAACGTGTAGTATTGATTATTTACGGAGGGGGTAAATAATGATTGCATTATCTGATTCTGGGTATCCAGCGGGGACGATTGTCGTTGCCGCTGGTATCCAGCCTCGGTACTACGAATTTCAACTGTCGCTTGAAGGCTTGGGCGCGCCTGCGGGCACCAAGCTGCATATCGAACGAAGTTGTGACATTGCACAGAACTTCAATAACGGCGTGAAGAAAATGATTGGTGACTGGGTGTGGTTTCTCGGTGACGACCATTCCTTTTCGCCGGCGCTGTTGCTGCATTTCCTGAAGCGGGACGTAGACGTGGTGGTCCCGATTACGCCGTGTAAAGGCCCGCCCTACGCTCCGTGCATTATGCACGGCATCGAGGGTGAATGGCGCGATGACATGCCGTTGTACCATTGGGATGAAGTCTCTGGTCAAGGATTGCTCCCGCTTCCGCAAGGGGACTTCATCGGACAAGCCGGCATGCTTGTGAAAAAGCATGTCCTTGACCGCATCGGCTATCCGTGGTTCAAGTGCGGGCAGATCGACCCTGGACGCTTACAAGAAGATTTAACCTTCTGCCGTGAGTTACAGCAACGCGGGTACACCGTGCATGTCGATCAAGACGTGATTTTCGATCATCATGTGCCGATGCGGATTACGGCACGACGAGTGAATGGACAATGGATACCGGGAGTCGGCAGCGGAGCCGGTACGGACTTGGTGCTGATGCCGTACAGCGCGACTCGCAAGAACGGCAACGCCGATACGCACGACTTTAATTCAGACTGTGATACCAGACAAAACCAGCCAGTTCAGGCTGCGGGTTCAGAACCCCTTAGTTCTGCTGAGGCACTATGAAAGACTTAAATACGACGCTGCTGCGGTTTCATCAGCGCGAACAACTCCAGGCCGAGATCGACCAAGCCGATAAAATGATCCCGCATGCCAAGCCAGAAGAAAAAGGGGGCATTCTCGCGTCACGAGACCGGACAAAGAGGCAACTCGACGCGCAGTCCCCTGATACGCTGACGGGCAAGGAAAAAGACACACTGCACGCCTTGGAAAAGAAGCTGCGGACACGTATTACGACGAACATGCCGCCGGAAGAAGTCATGCGGAAGAATCCTGCCGGTGCCGTGGACTGGCATATGAAGTGGGAGAAAGCGAACAAGAAACTGATCCGGATGTGGAAGAACGTCCGTATCCAGCTCAACCCAGAGAACTCTGACCGAGATTTGGCGAACATTGAGCGATACCGCCCTTCAGGTCAGATGGATCGGATGCGGTCAGACGCGCAGATTCCTGGCGTGATGTCCTATCACGATATTCCTGATGAACAATGGCCGTTCGAGGCGCCGCAGAACACCGCAGTTGAGCAAGCCAAGCGTGTCTACAACGAAGAGCAAGCCGAGAGCGAGGTGAACTCCGCCATCGACGCCCTGGACGCCGAGGAGCAACGCGAGCCTGATATTGAAGCCGAGCGGTGTTCGCCTGAACAAAAGGCTCAACTCTTAACCCGTCTTGCCAAGGGGCGCGAAGTCCTTCGCCAGAAGCGAGAAGCAGCAAAACAACTCGATGAATCTTTAGATGCCGTCCCGGACGTGTTGAACGTCTAACCAGCGACGGAAGGAATACACATGTCGTTTCCCTTTATCTTTGAAGCAAATTTTGATACCGGCGCGAGTTCCGGTGACTCCTTTGACAGCTTAACGGACGTAGAAGGCGTCGTGACGTACCGGTCGTATCCCGTGCTTTCGACGTACAGCGTGACGGACATTGGCCCGATTGCGCCGTATCGCGGGGCCTATGTCGTGGAGTGGGACCTCTCAGGAGATGCCAACGACCACACGTTTATCGAAGGCGACATTGATATTGCCGATACCGTGACCCGGTACTCGCGTTTTTACGTGTTCTTTGGCAAAGACTTCCGTGCGACCGTCACCGATATCTTCAACCTGTACGAAGTCCAAGGGACAGCCAACGCCGTGGAAGGGGTTGTCGGGTTCCGTATTACTGCGGGCACGAATGTCATCGAAATCGGCACGGGACAAGTCGCGCCGACTACGTTTGCCAGTAATCCAATCCCGAAAGGGCAATGGGTGTGTGTTGAACTTGTCTCGAACATCCGAACAGCAGGTACCGGCACGAGTGACGTGTGGGTGGATGGGTCTCTCGCGGCGTCAGTGACCACATTGACGAACACAGCGGTCCTTCGTGGCGTCCTGGGTGTACAAAACCAGCTTGCCACGACGCTTGGACATCTCTTCGTGGACGCCTTCGTCTTTGATGATACACAGATTGGGCGCATCCTTGATCGGTACGCCGAGACGGTCCTCGTCACGAAGTCAATCCATGTCTGTCTTGGCGCATCTGAAATTCTGAACGTCACGCTCTTGCCTGGGACGGGCACAAACAGCGTCTTGAAGATTTGGGATACGGACATTGCCATGCTGGAGGATGAGAACACGGTCGTCGCGCATTTGTTCAATCTGACCGCGAGTGAGCCGCCGATTGATCTTGCAGATGTCCCGCTCTGTGTCAAACGCGGTGCGTATGTCCAGTTATCTGGAACAGCGCCTCGTGCCTTGGTTCATATCGGGAAGTCACAAGGGCATTACAGCGTGGGCAGAGTGCGCCAACACGGGAGCAAAGTCACGCCTTTTGGTACTGGATTATAAGGGGAACACATGGGACGCGCTGGATTACCTTCCATTTCTAAAATTGAAGACGTGCTCGATTTGCTGACAGACCCAGAAAAATACATCCGGTACTTGACGGAGTTCAAATCGGTCCATGATGAGGTCAAGGCTTCACTTGGCGATCTGGATACTAAGGCCAAGGCTGACGCGTACTTTGAGCGTGCCTCTGACGCCTTGGCGAAGAGCGCGGCCTACGTGAAAAGCGTGAAGGCTGACACGGAGAAGATTGCCTCTGACGTGCAAGCCGAGAAAGACCGCGCGTTGGTTCGCGCACAAGAAGCCGCCGCGTCGATTGCGGGAGAGCACGACAGGCTATCAGCGCAAGCACGCGAGATCGACTCGAAGTACGCGACCTGCGACGCCTTCGTCAAAGGTGTCGCGCAGGAGTACGACGAACTCAAGCTCAAGCTCGCGGCAACAGACGCCTTGCGTGTGCGTCTCGAAGCCGACTCCGCCGTGGTCAGCAACATGAAAGCCAAGCTTGAGATCGCGTTGACGGCTCTGGGCCTAAAGCCGCTGGAGTAATATGAGCAAGATGAGCGACTACCTAGAGACGAATCTCCGGGCGCATGTGTTTCGTACTGCATCGTTCACCAAGCCGGCTGGCTTGTGGGTGTCGCTCCATACGGCTGATCCGTTGGATGACGGGTCCGGCGCGGAAGCCGATTACGGGGCTTACGCCAGGGTTGCCAGGGCACCGCTGGACGCGAACTGGACAGCGGCGAGTGCCACAGACGGCAATACAGACAACGCCGCAGCCCTGACATTTCCCGCTGCGACGTCTGGGTCGAATCTTGTGACCCACTTTGGTATCTGGGATGCGGCAACACTCGGTAATCTCATTTGTTACGGCGCATTGACGGTCTCGCAAACAATCAATACGGGTGTCACACCGAGTTTCGCAATCGGAGCACTTGATCTGACGTTCCAATAATGTTCTGGAGGGAATATGGAACAACGGCGCATAAAAGTAGAAGGGTGGAATCCTTCTGATATTCACTTGACCATTGCGATTATTCAAACATGCACCGGTCAAATCCATTTTGAGATTGAGGGCTGCGAACCGACTATACCAAACCTCGTAGCAATACGCCAGCTATTGGATCAGGTCTGCAAAAAGATTGATGACCTACTTCCGAAGTTTGTTCAAGATGAAGTAAAGCAAAAACTGAAATGACACTCCATGTCTATAACTGCGAGACATCCGTTATTCATACTGAAATGGTCAAGCGTACAAAAGACGAAGGCACATTTTACGGATTACGGTTACATATGAATACTGACCAAGCGATTACGTTCTGGTCACGAACTGAAGCAGGGTTACAGACCATGGCAGCAACCTTGGCAGAGACACTCACACACCCGTATAACGAAGAACCAACAATACCAGGGCAACCGGGAAGAGGAACACATGGGTAGACAGCTATTTGGTGACGGTCCATATATTGATACAAACCTTGCGAACTTAACTACTCTATCTTCTACTTCAATTGAAGATATGTGGGCTGGTATTATTTGGACACCGGTGTTTGCGAACGAGCCTAAAGCTAGCAGGATATATTGTGTACGTGCAGGCGGTACTATTTCATTAACTGGCGGGACATTTATTGTCACACCAGGCATTGGAACAGCTACTCCTGGTACAACCCTTGGCGT